TTTGACTTTGGAAGAAAATATGAATGGAATTCCAGGAAAGAGGTTTATAGATGGTATAAAAATGGACACTGCTATAGGGTTTCCTTTGACAGGTAAGAAGAGGTCTTACCTTGCAAAGGAAGAAATGACTGTTGATGGGTTAGTAAAACGTGAATTTACGAAAGATATATTTGATGAAATAGATAGATGTGAGACTTGTTACAAGAATGGACAGCGGGCGTACCCGGTAGCCAAAGCTTGTAAGAAGGATGAAGTTTTAGCAAAAGAGAAATGTCGCATCTTTTACGGAAACGCTATTTCATTAACATTTTTAATTCGTAAATATTATTTACCCATATTACGTGTTTTGCAAATGAATCCTTTGGTATCTGAATGTGCAGTTGGAATAAACTGTCATGGACCAGAATGGGAAGAAATGCATCAACACGTTTTGAAGTTTGGTAAGGATAGAATTATTGGTGGTGATTATGGAAGTTACGACCAGAAGATTCCTTCCCAGCTTTTAATAGCAGCATTGAGGATTTTAATTGATTTGGCCTCAGAGTGTAAATACTCGCAGGAGGATATCAATATTATGAGAGCTATGGTTGGAGATATAGTATTTTCAGTTATAGCTTTTGATGGAGCTCTCATAGGATTAACGAGGGGAGCTCACATAAGTGGCAATTCACTTACGGTTGTTTTAAATGGTATAGTTGGATCTTTAGGAATGAGATGTTTTTATTATACGGTGCACAAATCACCACCTCCATTTAGGGAGAGGGTGAGTGTAATTACGTATGGTGATGATAACATAGGATCTACGCATCCTGAAGAAGATAAATTTACCATTAAGAGCTTATCGCAATTTCTTGGAAAGTATGGCCAAATATATACCATGCCAGACAAGAACAGTGAATTGACGGACTATTTAGATTACGAAGATTTTGAATTTTTGAAGCGTAAGAGCGTTTATAGTCCGGAAATTGGGCAACATGTAGGTGCATTGATTGAAAAGTCGATTTTTAAGTCATTA